ACAATAACAGATAGGATTGCAATTAGAATATATGCAAACGTAGATGGTAGAACTGTAACTTTACATACAGAAAATAACCATTTATGTGAAGTAGTTACAACTTTTTCTAAGGGATTGACTTCGTTAAATAACTTAACAAGACAAGTACAATTTTTAGCAACAGGTACGAGCGGTACTGATTTTAACATAGCAAGTTCAACGGCTACACATACCTTTAATCTACCTACTGCAAGTGCTACTAATCGTGGTGCTTTGTCAAGTGCAGATTGGACAACATTTAACAACAAGCAAAATGCTTTAACCAATCCCGTTACTGGTACAGGGACTGCAAACTTTGTTTCTAAATTTACAGGAAGTACAACAATAACTTCAAGTCAAATTTGGGACGATGGAACAAGCGTACTTATAGGTACAACTGGTAGTTTACCAAATGTTAAAGTAGGTATTTACTCAAGCACACAAAGGGCATTAGAAGTAGTTTCTACAAATGCAAATGCTTTGTTTGTTCAAAGTCCTGCTGCTTATATTTTAACTATAAGTAACGGCACTTGGACATCTCAATTTACAAATACAGGTCGTTTAGATTTAGCAGGAGATTTATTAGTTAATACTATTGCTAACGCTACTACGGACACGGATAGATTTTTAGTAAGTGATAGCGGAGTAATTAAATATAGAACGGGGGCGGAGTTATTAAGCGACATCGGTGGGCAACCTTCAGGAACTTATGTAACAAGTGTAGGCTTATCAGTACCTACGGGTTTTGCAGTTTCAGGAAGTCCTGTTACTTCAAGTGGTACTTTAGCTTTAGCTTTTGACACAGGGTATAGCTTACCTACAATAGTTAAGCAGAATAATTGGGATACGGCATATAATACAAGAATAGTAACGGCATCAAGTCCTTTATCTTTTATTAGCAATACTATTTCTATTTCACAAGCGAGTGGTTCTGCAAATGGATTTTTATCTTCTACCGATTGGACTACGTTTAACAACAAGCAAAACGCTTTAACCAATCCGGTAACGGGTACAGGTACTACTAACTACTTACCTAAGTTTACAGGTGCAAGTACAATAGGTAATAGTATTATTGCTGAAAGTGGAAATAGCATTGGTATAGGTACTGCAACACCATCATCATTTTCAGGTTATACAACAGTATCTATTAATAACGCAACTAATGGTGGTATATATAATATTCTTGTTAATGGAACAGAAACTGCACGTTTGCAAGCTTATGCTGGAATATTTAATGTAGCAGCAAAGGGGGCATCTACATCACTAACTTTTGAAACTAATGGTTCTGAAAGAGCAAGGATTGATACTTCAGGCAATTTAGGATTAGGAGTTACACCGAGTGCGTGGAATAGTGGAACAAAAGCATTACAAGTTAATAATGCATCAATTTATGGCGGAAGTAATTATGGATTTTTTGGTAGTAATATTGTTTGGACTAATTCAGGAGACCAATATATTACAAATGGTTTTGCAACCCTATATGGACAATTAAGCGGAGAACATAGGTTTTACACCGCTCCTTCAGGAACGGCAGGTAACGCTATATCCTTTACCCAAGCTATGACGTTAGATGCGAGTGGTAGATTAGGAATAGGAGCAACTTCAATGACTTATGCTTTACAAGTCAATGATACGGCAGGGGGCAATATGTTTAGGTTTGCATCGGGTTCAACTGTATTAGATTATTATGTTAGCGGTGGCAACCCTTCTTTTGGTACTGCATCAAATAACGATTTAAGATTTAGAACAAATGACACTACACGTCTTACAATAGCCTCTACAGGAGCAGCTACATTCTCAAGTAGTGTAACGGCAGGGGGGTTAATACAAACAAGCGGAACAAGTTTAAATGCAAGTGTTAGAATAACTAATACTACTTCAAGTACAGGAGTAGATTGGCATTTATATAGCTTAAATAATGGCAACTTTGGTTTGTATAATAACACTTCTGGTTCTTACGCTTATACGATTACTCCAACAGGCTCAGTAGGTATAGGCACTACCGCTCCAACAACAAATCTACAAGTATATCAAGGAGCAACGGCAGGTAATAACTATGTTGAAGGCACTATACAAGTAGGCGGTACAAGTTCTACTTTAGGTGGTGCTTTTAGTTACGCTGCACAAAATTCAGGATATGTTAATATAACTAATTTAAACAATGGCGGTGGTGCAAATGCAAGAATAAGTTTTGGTTTTGGAGCAATTACAAGTGGACTACCTGCTAATAATGTAATGACCATAAATCAATCTGGTAACGTAGGTATAGGTAAAACTAATCCAGGTAGTAAACTTTCAATAGTAGGCTTACCAACATCAAGCGCAGGTTTAACGAGTGGAGATATTTATGTAGCAGCAGGAGTTTTAATGATTGTATAATAAATAAAATAAAATAATATGACAACTTTTAAATGGGTAGTATCACAAATGGACACCGCACCGAGCGAAGATGGTTTAACTGACGTAGTAAAAACAGTGCATTGGCGTTACCAAGCAGAACAAGTAGACGGAGATAAAACTTACAACGCTGAGGTTTACGGAGCGATGTCTTGCGCTACACCTTCTGACACGGACTTTACCGCTTATGCAGATTTAACCTTCGACCAAGTATGCGAGTGGTTAGTTGCAGGTAACAACGTAGAAGCTATGGAGTCAAACTTAGATACTCAAATCGAGAACCTTAAGAACCCACCAATAATTCAATTGCCTCTACCTTGGGATAAATAATATATCTTTACAAATAAAAACACAATATGAAGGCAATTCCAGGACACCCTAATTATTCTATAACAGAAGACGGAAACGTTTGGAGTCATAATTATAGTAGGTGGATAAAAGGTCATAAAAATTGGGCAGGATATATAAGAGTTACTTTATCTAATAATGGTAAAGCAAAGTCATATTCTGCGCATAGGCTTGTTGCTATTACCTATATTGAAAATTTAAATAATAAAGAATATATTAACCACATTAACGGAATTAAAGACGATAATAGAGTTAGTAATTTAGAATGGGCTACACCGAGTGAAAACACAAAACACGCTTGGAAAAATGGTTTTAATAAAATATCTAATAAAACTATTAATGCAAGTATTGAAAGAAATTCTAAAGTTGTATTAGATACTCAAACGGGTATTTTTTATCAATCTTGCAAGGAAGCATCTAAACTATTATCCTATAATGAAAACACTTTAAGAAGTTATTTGAGTGGACATAACCCAAATAAAACATCATTAATTTACGCTTAAAACAACAAAAATGAAGTACAAGCAACTATTACAACTTGTCGGTAACTTAAACGCAGTTATTGGCAGTCAGGAAACGAAAACGGCTAAAAAGCTATTTCAAATTTACAATAAGGTAAAACCTTATCACGAAGCCTATAATACGGAAGTGGAAAGCCTTAGATTAGATGCAGCACAAACTGACGATAAGGACTGCTTACTATTAGATGACAAAGGAAATTACAAATTCTCTAAAGAAGGCATCAAGAAGCTGACTAAAGATATTGAAGCCTTAAATGATAAAGAATTTGATTTTCAAATAATTAACGTAGTTAATCAATCTGGTTTACAAGATTTTGCATTCTTACAAGATTGGGTTACTGGCGTAGAATTTAACAAACAAGAAGACATAGAACTATAATGGAAAATAACCACCAAGCAGACCAATCAACAATCGTATCTTTAGTTAGTGCTACTATTAGCATTACAAATATTCAACCGCTATTCACATTGATTGCAAGTTTGGTGGCTATCGTTTCAGGTCTTATGGCTATTCGCTACTACTACAAAATGACTAAGAAACTGAAATGAGATTAATTCTTTTAGCCTTATTACTTACGTCTTGCGCCTCAGTTAAGAAGGCATCGGAGCGTTTAGATAGCACTGTTGTGAAAACCTTTGACTCGGTGCGTGTAGTCGTTTTTGATAGCGTTACCAAAGTAGTAGAAAAAGAGGAATATTTTACCAAGACCATTACTTACTACGATACTTTGTGGGTTACTAAGGATAGTATGATAACAATTCCTAAGTACACCGAGACATATACAAGGGGTACAAAAGAGAAGCAGACAGATAGTAAGCAGACCAAGACGGACTCAATGGCTCTAAATCGCACAGAAACAACCCAAATTTCGAAGATAACTAAAAATAAGGATAAGTCCTTTGGCGAGTTCTATAAGGCTCTAATTGCTCTTATATTGATAATTACGCTAATCTTATTCTTTTGGAAACGTAAATAATATGGCAAAAGCAGCAAGAAGCGTAAACGTATCGGCTAACCCGTTACCGATTTCATTCAAAGAGTTTAGTAAAAACCCTGTCGTGGGTATGCTATTTTTATGTATCTGCGGTATTAGTTACCTGTATATCGACAATGCAAAGCGTAACGAAAAGCAAGACGAAAAGATAGGCAGCTTGTATGAAATGGTGCGTAAGAGTGATAGCAGTAACGCAGCGAGTACGGCTCGTCTGGAAATGGCAGTAGACCTAAAGGCTCTAAAAAAGTTTAAGTAATGCGCTATTTATTATTGATTGCTTTGTTAGGTTGCGGAACTAAGACCGATAACCAAATTAAAGAATTGCAAGACAAAGTAAAGCAAAGCCAAGTGCAGAGTGAAGCGGTGCAGGGTGTGGCTTCCCAGGATAACAAGAAGGTAATAACTAAGACAGTAAAAACTATTGTTACCTTAAAACAAGAAGTAAAAGAATTAAAAACGGAACTAAATGAAGTTAAGGCTAAATTGGACTCCGCTAATTCTGTTGATACTAATAGCACCAAGTTTCAGTTACGCCCAATACGTTAAAAAGATAGGCGGCGAGGATAAGATTGTTATTAGCCGTACAGAAGGCGAGAAGATTAACAACTCATTTGATAGCCTAACTAATTTAGTAAGCTACCAAAACACACGAATAGATAGCTTAATTAAAGCTAACATCAAGACAAGGGATAGCCTTCGCATTGATTTACTTACCCTTAAAGATACCCTTACTCAACGCAATAAAATTGCGATTGACACGTTAAACGATTATCGTAATAGATACTATAAAAACATAGCAATTTACGAGCAGTATGAAAAAGCGGTGCAGTTTGAAATAAAACTACATAGGCTTAATTCAGTTTTGTTTGCTATGCTAACATTCTTTTTATACTCACAAATAAATTAAAATGCAATTAAACGACAAAGGAAAAGACCTTATTAAATTCTACGAAGGCTGCAAATTAGTAGCTTACAAATGCAGTGCTGCAAAAGATACAATCGGCTACGGGAATACTTTTTTTGAAGATGGTAAACCTGTAAAGCCTGGCGATAAGATTACCCAAGAACGAGCAAATGAGTTATTTGAAATTATAGCTAAAGAGTTTGCAGACAAAGTTGCTCCATTAGTTAAGAGTGCGGTTACACCTAATCAGTTTGCTGCGCTTACAAGCTTTGCCTATAACGCAGGTATCGGTAACCTAAAGAGTTCTACTTTATTAAAGAAGGTAAACGCTAACCCTAATGACCCTTCAATAGCTTTAGAGTTTGCCAAGTGGGATAAAGCAGGTGGGAAAGTTCTTGCAGGTCTTACAAAGCGTAGAGCATCTGAGTCAAAATTATACTTCACACCTTAAATATAAAATATGAAATGGTTAGCAAATTTATTATCAGACGAAAGAGGTAGCGTGTCTACAAAGCGAGTTATTGCTTTACTATCGGCTTTGTTTATCTGTGTTACCTTATTAGCTAATAGCTTCACGCATCAAGAGATTGCCCCTTCGGATAAACTTGTAGATGCCGTAATGGTTATTTGCATAGCTGCAATGGGTACTACTACAATAGATAAATTCAGCCAAAAATAAACAATGCTAAAATCAAAACGAAAACGACTATTCTTTGACATCGAAACCTCGCCTAACATTGGCTTTTTCTGGAGCGCAGGTTACAAGCTTAATGTTACTGCCGATAGCATCATTAAAGAACGTGCTATCATTTGCATCTGCTACAAGTGGGAAGACGAAAAAGAAGTTTACCACTTGGAATGGGATAGCAAACAAAACGACAAAAAAATGCTACAAAGTTTTGTAGAGGTAGCCAATACTGCTTCGGAACTTATAGGGCATAATGGCGATAAATTCGACTTAGCCTGGATAAGAACACGCTGCTTGTTTCACGGCATAGAGATGTTTCCTAAATACGTTACAATCGACACGCTAAAGGTAGCACGTCAAAAGTTTAGATTTAATAGCAACAAGCTTAATTACATAGCTGACTACTTAGGCATTGGCACTAAGATAAAAACAGAATATAGTTTATGGAAGGACATTGTTCTGCATAAGGACAAAGTAGCTATGGCTAAAATGATTAAGTACTGCCAAAAAGATGTGGTGTTATTAGAGCAAGTATTTAACGCACTTAAAAACCACATAGAACCTAAAACACATTACGGAGTTATCTTCGGTCAAGATAGAGGCTCTTGCCCTGAATGTGGCAGCGATGAGATAGTTATACAAATGAGGCGCACAACTGCAACAGGAGTAAAGAAAATATTATACAAGTGCAAAACTTGTTTTAAGATACATAGCAAAACCGACAAATAAATGGATAGTAAAATACTTAGCTTAGTTATTGAAGACATGCGTAGCCGTGAGCAAGTAGGTAAAAAGAAGTACAACTGCACAATGGACAGGGAAGATTTATCGACAGGCGAATGGATTACACATTTGAAGCAGGAACTACAAGATGCGATTTTATATTTAACCAAACTTGAACAGATACACAATGCGCCTCAAAAAGATATTTAGCTTCGGCAACATATTAGACCGAGATACCTACGAGCAATTAAGGGAATTAGATTATACCAACCCAAACTTTAAGGGTTGCGGAGATGAGTTCCAATTCAATCGTGAATGGTGGGTTATGCTTGACCAAGGCGAGATAGTAGCTTACTGCGGTTCTATTTACTCCAAAGGCATCTGCATATTTAACAGGGCGTGGGTTAAAAAATCACATAGAGGGCAGGGCATACAAAGACGAATGATTAAGACCAGGTTAAAGGCTGCATCTACTTTTTGCCATATAGCTATTACTTATACTACCTTAGACAACTTCCCTTCAGCTAATAACCTTATTTCGTGTGGGTTTAGGCTTTACCTACCGGAGTATTCATACGGGGGTTCTGACAAACTTTACTTCCAAAAGTTACTATAAAAGGTAGTAATACTACTACTTTTGGCTGCATTTTACTTCTGACTTTGTACGTTCTAACGTACATAATTGGTAATAAACTGCACAATCTAAAGTGCAATTAAGTCGGTAATTACCATCATTACATACTATTTTTTGACATAATGTGCTATAAAATGCACATTAACTCGTGTTTTTGTCCTATGTAAAACCCATTATTTGCAACAAGGTTACAAAAATAAATTTTAAAGTTTTGCACTTTG